CGGCGTGGAGACACGTCAAATTCGTCAGCAAGAGATCGCACATCTGCGGCGGTTGCAGAGTTTTTGAGTCTTCGGAGAAGCTTTTGTTCTAGGGCATTATACCTTATCTCATCTTCCTCCTCGACTTCAGGTTGTTCTATTGGCAGCTTCCTCTTTTGAAGTTCACCGGCCTCAAACAGATTACGGAGGTAGTGTTTGATCTTACCTTTTGTTGTGCCGAACTTATCAGCTAACTCCTGATTCGTTGCGCCTGAGAGGTAGTTATCTTTGAACCCCTCTTTATTTTGTGGCTCCCACATCCTTTAGTCTCCCCCATTCTCCAACTCTCCAGGTTGAGCATTTTCCATAACCTCAGCTACAAGCCAGTCCTTAATGTTATCTACGACTATCTGTGCAGCCTCCTTGGATATGTGCATAGACTCAGCAAGCAGATTTACTAGGCTACCCCAGGGAATAGTCTCGCTAATAAGACGGAGAAGGATTTCTCTAATCTTAGCAGCCCCGATGGTTATACGAAGTAACCACACCCTTATCTTTATATCAGGAATACGCATGGATTACTCACCTCCTTCCTTTTTATCACAGTAATCTTCCCCTTCTCTCACCCGATCTCTTTCCTTATCCAGTTTCTTATTCTCCATGTATTCGGGAAAGAGTTGGTGGACAAGGTAATCAACAAACTTGATTCCTACATACCCGGCTACACCGGATAATGCGGGATTATGGTCTACAATGAATCCCACAAAACCGCCGATTAGCATGCCTGAGAGAAACCCTATGTCTAAACCTGTGCCTTCACGATGCGGAAGTTGCAAGACGTTTTTGTTTCTACCAAGCTCACCGATAAACCCACCAACCATACCAGCCAAAATGTGTGTGAAACATGCGCTGGTGAGGAAGGCAGCTATACAAGGGTCTGCCATAGCTAACACCCCCTCTACCTTTCTAGTATACCATAGCTCATCCATAAAGACAAGTCCCCATGAGAAAAAGTTTGGGGAGGGAAAAAGCCCCTCCCCAATCCTAAATGATCTGGTGGATTATGTTCATTTGGGCTGAGGTATTTGCCCAAGCTTTTGCGATATAATCCCAGTGAGTAGGTATCGGGTCACCGATCTCCAAGGTATGAATCCAGTTTTCCTTCGTTATGGAGAGCTTAGATGACTCTACGGGGAAGCTTACCGTTATTCGAGTGCCATCCGGTCTAGGCACATTCGTTATAGTAATGCCTCCTTGCCACGGGGCTATCCGATGTGGATAGCTTCTAAGTGTAAGTGACCCGCCAATTATCTCCCTATCATGCCATGCAAAGTATGAGTCGGCAAACTGTTTAGCATCTGCGTAGGTTTTGATAGTTTGATTCGTGATTGTTTCCCATCTAGTTTCCTTATCTGTCGGAGTACCATTGGTAAATGCAGCTTGATACTGAGTAGACATAAGATAGGACATTGCATCATCAGGACTCCCCCGGTGTGTTTTCTCGTAACCTGTTGTCATTGTTATGCCATCTACGTAAAAGTGGTAGCTTGCTCTGTCACAGGTGATACGGACTTTCCACCAAAGTTCTTGTGAACCAGACCCGGTATACAAGTCCTCGAATATCACCTTCTTGGTCAACATGTGTTCTCCTGCTACCCACTCAAGGGAGTGGGATGCTGTTAGCGCAGAGAACGTGCCTGTCTCTGTGGTTGAATGATATAGCTGGACTTTCAGCTTCGCGCCAAGCCCATTCCCGGTTATAAATCTACCAGCAGCCCACAATCCTGTAGAGAAGTAGTAGCTATATGTACCAGACCCACTACCTATTACTTTTACTGGTTTGCTTTCCAAGTAATTTGTAGTAGCAGCTCCAGAAAAGTAAACTACATTATTATCATGCAGGAACTTAATAGGGGATTCTGGAGTAGACGTTTCTGTATAGGTATCGAAGTAGGTAACGTCACCTCCGGTACTGGGATTTCTTACCCACCCTACCAAGTGATCGAAAGTATCTGTACTCCCGCTAGATGTTTTCTCTGTTTCAGCAAATGACGGGTTTCGCAGGTAGTTGCCAAAGTTAGCTTCACCACCCTGTACTATTACAGTATTTGCTTTGTCGGTTGTATCCCACTCCAAAGCCAGGTCTTCTATACGTGGGTCATCATGATCGAATACGTGCAAAGTATCAGTCGGAACTGGCTGCATGAATAGTATACGCTCCTCGTCTACACCCCATGACCCACCTAAACCATAAGCGTAGATTGGGTTTATCCCTTCGGTTGCAGTATTCATTATCTCTACGAGGTTAGCATTGTCGAAGTGCATTTCGTCAGCCTTAACGCTGGGACTCCAATACGAGACAAAGCTTGCTACATTGCTCCTGTCCGCACCCAACCACTTGTTGTAAAGCTGTGTACCGAAGAAACCTATAGCTATGTAGGTGTCTCCGCTGGACTTACGTCCTACACCTAAAGCTGGGAGTTGCTTTCTCTCCATCTCTCCCACAAACCCTATACCTTTGAATGTTAGGGCTTGTGGTTTCTTTGAATAGAGACTCCCGTGCAGTAGATAACCGGAGAACCACTTACCCCATGTGCCATCTGCCGGGTCTTTTACATAGAATATTAACCAGTAGTCACTATTCATGTGTTCTAACCCTCTGGAGTTCTCAGAGAGAGTTATGGTAAAGTCTGTGCAACCACCCTTCCTGTTCCAGTTAAATTCTGCTGACTCTATATCAGTAAGCTCTGCTACCTTTACACCGGCCGCATTACATATCTCAACTCTCCATTCGGGGAGTCTGAGAGTATCAGGCCACTTTCTAGCAGGCGGATACCAGATATAAGGTTTACCCTGAGCTTGCGGGGCAACACCTACACCTTGTAGATTAACAGACTGAAGTGTTGGGGTAAGCTTGCTGGTTGTATTAAAACGAGCTTCCCATTGAACATAGCGATTCTCAGGTACAGTAAGGGTAGGAGTCCAAGACCCCCATGACGGGCTAACATCAGTTGCTAGGAATATCGTGTTAGAGCCTCTTGAAGCCCACTCGATAGAGGTTCCTGTAGGTTCTGACGTGGTTGTGTTAGGTATCCAGTTTGGAGTATTACTACCACCGTCACAAACAGCCGAAGTAATAGTACCCAAGTCTTTGTACTTATTAGATCGAGCAAGTATGTCTGTTCTTACAGTATTAGACATAGCTATAGCGTCTATAGTACCGTCGAAAGAAAGGCTGTATCCTTGGGTAGAGGTAATTGATACTGTCGGTAATGTTGTATTTCCAGTTGCACTGCCGGTTACCGCAAGGACATTTACGCTCCCGGTTGCAGGAGCCTCGACAAGAAGCGAGTTGTCAGCGGGTATGCGGAACATTCTGTAAGGGTCAGTGTATAGAGACAAACGCTCGGACTCTTTGAGTTCTCTACTCCAAAGTCGAGCATATCCTATACCACCGGTAAAGAAGTTTACGCCGTTTCGTGAGCCTATACAATAAGGAACGCTTGAGGCTCCTGCTACTGCTGAGTCTCCTGTTATTTGGGAAGAGTATGTAACCTCTCGCCCATTAACTGCTATATGGGGAACTTTGCTGGTATCCAGCCAAGCTACGACATGTGACCATACCCCGATGGCCGGAACATTAGCAGTAGTTTCCGCTTTCGCGTCTATGTTGGTTCCACCGGTAAAGTTCACGTAGAATCTAAGTATAGGGCCGGGTTCTATATCAAGATACCATACGGTTGTTCCTGAACTTTGCTGACAAACAATTCTAGGTGAACCGGCGTGTGAGGCAGGGTTTACGTATGTCTCAACAGTAAATGGATGTGAGGTCGCATTATATCTGGTATCGAGTCCACCACCACCGAAAGCTATACTCCCCGTTCCGTCAAAATACTTTGAGCCATCCCCCATAGGGTTGTAGAAGCCAACCCCACCGGATACACTGCCCATAACCCCGGTAACTGAGTCATACGCCTTTAGTGTATCATTAAGAACTACACAGCTTACAAGTCTGTCAACTAAAGGGTCGCGTATATTTAGTGGCGAACCTGCAAGCGGTTTTCGGTCTATACTCATTGCGCCACGGAGTTGAAAAAACATCAGAAGCTACCCCCTATCCTATAGTTGTACCAATTGCAAGCTTTCCGGTCGTTGTAGTTCTAGGCGCAGAAAGGGTCTGCTGTGCTACCTGCACACCATCCAGATACATAGTACACTGGTTACCAGAAGTTCTGGTAACGGCAATGTGATACCATACGCCGGTTGTTGGTGTAGTAGTATAGTCTAAGGCAACCAAGGTATCACTGGTATTATGATACGAAAATCTCCAGGCTGCACCGGTAGAGTACCATCGGAGATAGTAATTTCGTAACGATTGGTCATCATTGCACTTGTTTACTATGGTTCGGCTTGTACCTACGTAAGTTACACCATTAACCCAAGCCTCGATAGTAAGGACTGCAGAAACTTGTTTAGCATTGTGGGGAACAACTACCCTGTCTGTGTCAGCCGCACTAAATACTAGGGCCGAACCTCCCATGCAGTCATCTCCAGATGTCCAAGCCGGGTCTGCTGACTCTACAGATATGCTATCACCGAGAGTCCCAGTGATAGGAGTTGTTGCAGAGTCCACTACCTGTTGACCACTTCCCTCTGCAAACTTGTAGAGAAACTTTGTGTCAGTATCGGCAACCCATGTATTGATAGCTGCTTTTATGTCATCCGAAGTACCATCACTCTTAGCAGCAAGTTCAGTAGTGAGTGTACACGTAGTAGCAAACTTGTCGGTCGCGGTTGTTCCCCATGTGAACGTTTGTTGAGCCGATGGGGGTTGTGAGGGGCTGTCTCCGGCTACATCATACAATGTAAAGTTATCTAAGTACTGGCTATAGTCATAGCCATCATTGCCATATATGGCAAACCCTGCCTTACCAGAAAAGTTCTGCATTGCTGCTAGAGTATCCCCAATACTTAGTGTATATGCTGCGGGTTCGTCTTCGCCGTCTTTCCATACCTTAATCTTTAAGTCAACTGTACTTGCTGTAGACTGCTTACAAATGGCCCTTACAGTGTACCATGCGTTTTTCAACATAAGAAATGGTAATGAGCTTAGTGGAGAATGAACCCCGTCAAGGACTCTGTATATAGTCAATGTTCCAACAGCACTCTGTGCCACCGTTCCAGCAGGATTGATCTGCATGTGGTAGAAGTCACCACTAGGAGAACTATACCTAAACATAGGGCCAAATGAGGATGCAAGACTGAGATTTTGACTACATTCAGTAACATTAAATCTAAATGTTACTTCTCCGCTTGTTATACTAGGTGAAGCTGAGGGGTAAGTATACAGATTCATTAACCCGACATGTCCAGAAGGTATACTAAATGCAGCCTGGTTACTAACAATACTATACTTGGGGAAGAAGAAGTTGGATGTTGGGGTGGTGGTAAGCCAACCACCACCCCAACCGTGCTGATTTGGTCTTGTAAACTGATCTTGGAATAGTAGAGCCATATTACACTACTTCTTTCTCTTTGATAGGTTCGAGATCAGACTTAGAGGCATATTCCTCTAGTGGTTGATCGACTAACGTAGATAAAGAGCCGTTGTCCTTTTCCACAAGAGCAAGCACGTCAAGCATGTGGTTCTTGGTTGTATCGAAAGGTTTCTTGTCCGGGGCTGGGGAGACTGCATCGGGGAACATAATTGAGAGTCTTTCCCCATGATTCTCAGCCTCATGGTGTAAGGCTTTACGACCAAACACAACAACTACAGCTTCATCTCTCTCTTCTGATAGAGAGACTACAGCCCAACCGTCTCCCTCAAACTCGCTATGGTCTAAGTAGCTCATAGTTGGGCGTAGTGCGCCATCTCTTTCCTCTACAGCTACAAGGTAGTAGCTTTTGAACTGTATATCTTCGGGAACAGTTTCCCATGTGTGTGCCATACGGAACTCCTTTACAGGTATCTTGGTATGAATAATCCCTGGAACCATCCAGCAGAAAAGCCGTTCCCGGCATGGGATAGTATAAGCAAGTTGTCACCATGTTCAAAGGTGAAGAACTCGCCTGTCATGTAGTTAAGACTGTTTACGTTGTTTTGTGTTACAGTTCTGGCATCACAGTCTACAACTATAATGTCGTTTACAGTTACAGAATCGGTAAGTGTCATACTTCTGACTATGCCATTATTCCATGTCGAGGTTTGGTCAGTTATCTCGATCATAGCACCGTCGAAACAAGCCTCACAGTCTCCACCATTTGACAGTATATACTTAATATAGTAGCAGTTGCTATTTATTGCAACTGTCAGGGAGTCTCTTGCAAATGTAACTGCGGAGGTAAACTGCGCCCCGTTATGGGAACTGATAAGTGTTCCAGCCGCGCTGTACTGCTCTATTCTCTGCCTAACGACACCACTTGTCCCCGTAGTTCTACGCACATACACAGACGAGGTTATCGTTGCACCCTGTAACCCCGCCCCTGTCGGTACAAGCTGGGAGATGTCTGTGGTTTGAACAACACTATTGGTTATTCGTTGGGATACGTCTCCAAAAACACTGAAAGCAGGGTCTAACATGGTGTTACCATTCCCGGACTTTACCCAGCTATCTGCAAGTCCGTCAACATTGGTATCTATACCAAAGTCAGAGTTTGCTAGTAAGTTAGCCCATCTGGTTTGGAGTATGATAGGCTGAGATATGTTCTGCCAACCGAATATAATCTTCGGTCTTACTGTCATTCCGCCATTGGAGAAGACAAAGCTGGAATAGCATCGCGTGTCTGTATATCCGGTGTATACCCCTGTTGAAGCGTCAGTCCAGAAGGTATTCTGAACAACGTTTTGATACTCAAATGGGTCATGGCACAGGAAAGTTATCGAGAATGGCATCTCTGGTAGTCCTATCCAATCCGGGATAGAGAAGCTTACAACCTCAGCCCAGTATTCTCTGTCGTCTGAGAGGGCAAGCTTCTGTATCCTCGGGGTAGGGAACATAGCAGCCATTAGGGTATCCTTAACGTCACGCCATGACGCATAATCAGTTGAGGCTATATAGCCATCAAGCCTTATCGTTTTGGAGGTGACGGTGGCTCCGCCATGTTTGGAGCCATCGTCTCTCCCAAGCGGGTAGGTAGGCGCAGTAATGTTATACTCCCACCCTAAACGCTCTGCATTATCTTCAAAGTCATAATTGCCAAATCGGTAGCTGGGGTTAGCCATCTAGTACGCGCCCCCTTCCCATGTTCTCATGGCAGTCTTGAAAGCGTCTTTTGCATTCCGCTCCCAGTCTGTCGGGTTGTTGATATAGTTGGTCTGGTGTATCGTTATGGGGTGATCTCCGCCCCCGCCTCTTGAAGACGCGGCTCCCGGAGATTTTGCCGTAGCAATTCCCTGGTTTACTCCTGTAGTAAAGAGCCTCCCGAAGTCAATACCCCAAGCCTGTCCCATCATAGCCGGTGGAGGTAGTCCTGCCTTGCCAAACGAAGCATTGAGCATGCCTCCTGCCGAACCGGGTTTTGAGTTTTTCAACTGTAGGCCCAGCATTTGACCTGCTGAGGCAATCCCCTTATCAGCAAATGGGTCGTGGAACCCGAAGATTTTACCGATACCCTTAAAGATACCACCAATAACCTTCCCTATACCACTTACTACTTTGCTGACAGTCTTTACTACTGTAGAAACTACAGTAGTAATACCTTTTATCGGGTTACCTCCGCCTAGCAAGGTTGCACCTAGAATCCAGGGCATAGCACCACCCTTTAGGAAACTAAGCACTTTTTTAGCTACGCCTCCACCAGATTTGAACACACTGGCAAGCTGAAGCGCACCGCCAACACCACCTGTTTGTGTACTAGCCCCCGGCATTATGATATTGTTGACACTAGTACCGCCGCCTACTATAGGTGGTGTACCGAATGTGCTGCTGCCGAAAAGTCCGCTTCCGGCTCCGAAGAGTCCACCTAAGAGTGAACCTCCCCCTCCTCCTGAGCTTCCTCCACTTTTGTTACCGAAGAGTCCACCTAAGAGTCCGCCTATGCCTCCTCCTGAGTTTCCCCCACCTACTAGTCCACCTAGTACTCCACCAATACCACCGCCTCCTCCTCCTCCGATACTCATGGTTCCCATTATGCCTTTGGTACCAGCCATTACTTTGAGAAGCCAGGTTTTGATAACGTTAGCCAGGTAGTCCTTGAAAACGCTAATCACAGTTTCCTTGATGGTATTAATCAAGCCGGTAAAGAAGTTTTTGAACCCCTTAAAGTGAGTAATAGAGTCGCCAACAAAGTTCGCTATAGCTGTAGACATATCTCCAGCTATCTTTTCCCAGTTGGCTTTTATATACTGACCGAAAGTTTGGTGTACTACAACAAGCTTGTCGAGTTTTTCAGCTACGATTTTAAGCATGGTGTCATAAGGGACACCGAAGTAGTTAGCCCAGGTTGCTATCTCTGCTTTTATCTGCGCCCCGGTCAACTTATGGTCTTGGATAAGCTTGGATAGGAATCCAGCAACAACTATCTGTTGATGCTCCGTGGAGGTTCCCCAAAGCTTTGCACCTTCGGCAAGGAAAGTAGCCTGCTCATCCCTATAGTTAACATCCTTGGCTGCTACTACGTCATAGTACGCATTCAAGTCCATGAGTTGCTTAGACAATCCATCCTTGTGGACTGTTATCTGCTCAGTAACCAGTGCTTTGTACTGGTCTGTACTCAACTTTCCAGCATCATACTGCTTTTTGAAGTTATCAATCTGTGAAGATAGGAGATTCATATCCATCTCTTCAACCGTGTCACTAAGACCTTGGTACTCTGGAGAGGTTTCTCCGAGAGTACCCTTAACAGCTTCGAGTTTAGCCTTCAGAATCTTGACTTCTTCGTAAGCATTGGTATTAGTTAGGTCTACCCTACGCTTAGCAGCCCCGGCATCCTTCTGGAACTTGTCAACAATGTCTTCCTTGTCGATCTTGGCAAGCTCAAGTTGAAGCCATTTCTCTGCTTGCAGGCGATTCATTCCCTGCTTTATCCACTCGTCAGCCTGCTCTTTGGCCTTATTCTTTTTGACCTGGGTTTCATTACCGATAATACCGAGTATTTGGTTAGAAACCTCAAGTTCAAGCAGCCTTCTCTTCTCTGCATATTCCGCATGAACTGCTGTTATCTGAGCGTCTATCTCAGCGTTGATACGCACTTTCTCTTTCGCATCATTTGTTTCCGCGAGTCTATCCTTGCGGGTAGCTTCAAGAGTAGCAACCTCAGCCGCCCCTTTCTTCTCCAGGGTATCAGCAGCTATGGTTAGTAGCTTGGCCTGATGTTCTGCTTCCGTAGCTTCCTCGTTTAGATTGTACTTCCTGATAGTATTCTGACGCTCTTTCAGATACATCTCGTTTATCCGTTTTTTGTCGTTAACGGTGAGCTTATCCTTTTTGAGCATCTCAGCGTACTTTTGATCTACCTGTAGTAGCTCTTCCTTCAGCTTATCCCCATTGAGTCGGGCTTCTTCGATAGAATCAAGTCTCTGCTCGTGTGCTTTCTTGTTTGCAGCCGCCTGTTCAACGTCATACTTGGCATTGATCTTTTTCTTCTCGCCAACAAGCCATTGCGTTGCCGCTGCTTCTTTTTTGGCATCCCCATGAGCAAGCTTCTCAAGATTATAGTACTTGAGATAAGCTTCGCTAATAGCCCTCTTACGTTCGTCAGCTATTTGCTTAACCTTATCGGCGGACAGGGTTTTCTCAAACTTACGCCAATCTGTTTCGACTTTCTTCTGATCAGCTTTAGCTTTCTTTTCTGCATCAGCTTTAAGTTTGGCGGCATTCATAGCCCCCATACTGGCTTTTCCAGGCCCATATTCTAACTGTTCATCTGGAGGAGTGTAGGGGGCAAAGGTTCTGATTTGTTGTTGCCATTGCTTTACAGCATAGTTCCAACCAGAGTCAGGCTTATTCTCTTTTCCACCATACACATGTGTTTTACTGCTACCCTGAGCGGCAAGACGCGCTGCCTCAGCCGGGTTAAGGGTTGGGTCAGCAGCATGGATATGTGGGCCTGAAGAGAACTTACCCTTTGTGGGCCTCACTGCAGCAACAAAACCACGGGCCGCTAGATACTGTGCAGCCTCGTCAAGTGACTTGAATCCAGCCGCCTTAACTGAGCTTTCACCGAAGTCTATAACTCCAGGTAGTTTATGTGTTCCGGCATGCACAGCCGCATTAGACTGAGCAGAGGTAACCCTCAATGCACCGATCTTGTCACCTTTTTGGTATTCAAGTCCGGTAGCCTTGGCATAGGAGTAAGGCATTTGGTTACTGCCCCAGGAGTTAGCTAGTTTGCTATTAGCTTTACCTATGGCGATACCCAGCCTATCCGGTATAGATAGTATCTTCAGTATGAAGTTGTCTATTGACTGGATTACCTTCGCTATCCAGTTGATAACTGTTCTTGCAAACATTATAACCGGGTTTGTAGACTTGTTCCAGGCATTAGCAATAGCCACATAGACATTATGACACCATGTAGCGATACTCTTGTGTACCCTGACAAGCATGCCAACTGTGGACTGTCCAAATACGTCCCCACCCTTAGCACTAGACCTCCATCCACCAAAGATAGTTTTCACTATGTTTGAGGCCCAGTTTACCACAAAGTTATACACGACTTTGTAGGGCAATGTGAATGCGCTGATTACCGCAGACTGCATATTGAGAATTGTAATCACAATATTAGCTAGAACTCGCGCTATCGGGTAAACTATACCTTCTGCTTCTTCTCCAGCTTTGGTAAAAGCTGCCCCTACTTCACGTACGTAGGTAATAAGAGCCTGTAGATTACCCACAAGACCGACTATCGTAGGGGTCTTAATCATAAAGTTGTGAACTGACACAGAGGAGTTGTCTATGGTGTGGGAAAAGTTATCCCACCATCTGTTTGCCTCTATCGCCCACCTACCCATAGTAAGTACAGCTACGCCTAGCTTCTCAATGAGTCTGATTGCTTCAACGGTAGCATTCTTTAGTTGGATAGCCCATAGAGCCATCCTACCATCTGCCGCTGCTTTTTCAAGCTCCTTGCTCCAGCGGGTGAAGCTATCATAAAGTTGATCTACGATAACCCTCATTGAAAGGTTGAATGCATTACCCCCAGCTACCTGAAAGTCTTGCAAGACACGAATCATGGAGTGGAGTTTCTTCTGCCATGTCTCCAAAGCTGCCGGATATATACCAGCAGTCTTTACGGCTTCCGTGGTAATATAGTTCACGATAGCCATGCGTTGCTCGTACTCCGAGAGAGCGGCAGAAGTCTTACCTAGTGAACGTGCATAGTCCTTGTAAATCTGTGGGGAGTTCTTTACAAGCATATACATATTCATCTGGCGTGTGTAGCCCGTAGATATGGCTTCAAAGAAGTCAGCCATAGCAGTAGTCGAGTCCCTATTTGCCAGGATAGCTCTTTCCTGCGCTGCACGAACAACCCCGAACATATCTTTGAGTGGCAAACCCATAGTCATCCACTGCTGTACAGCTTGGTAACTTGCTGTCCAGCTTATGTTCATGTTGTGTATGCTCTTTACCATGTGGTTAGCTGCATTGCCGGTATATCCCATGTTCTTGGCGATAACCGGCATAGTAGCATTCATAGTCTGAACATTACCAGCCATCAATACTGATTGCTTTATGAACTCTTTGATAGCATGTGCGGCTTTGTATATTGCCATACCACCAACGACAAGCCCGAAGTTCCTAAAGTATCGAGACATAAGCCCGGTACTTTTGCCAGCAGTAGCCGTTGCTTGGTTCATGTTAACTTGAAGATTGCCTAATGCTGCCTGTAGTTGTTGTACTGCCTGTACAGCTTGTGTAGAGTTACCAGTAATAGTAATGGTAAACTGTGACAACTTACTCAACTCCCTCGTAATGAAATACAAAAAAAAGGCCCAGTCGGACGAGTTTTACACTTAATCCGACTGAGCCTCAGAAGCCTTTCCTTGTTGCCCCGCGAAGGGGTTAATCAAAGGAAGAACCCGTCCGATATTAGACATGTAACCATTAAGCTGATTTAGATCAAGGTCGCCTACCGTGTCTGCATCAAACTTATAGATCGCTGCCATAACGGAGAAAATATAGCCCCAGTCTGGTTCGTCTACAGCTTTACCTTCTCCGTCTACTCGTTTTTTACTGTTATGTTAGATGACTGTAGAACTTGCTGGAACACGTCTTGGAGGTTCGATAGGTCAATCAGGTCAAGAAGCTCCTCTAACGTAATATCAGGGTAGTTACGAGATACTGCCATGTGAATGACTTCCATCATTTGGTTCATGGTCTTTCCTGTATCCTCATCTCCTGCTGACGATATTTCGTTAATGAGGGTCAACGCCTTTGTGAATTGTCTTACCGTAAGCGCAGGGATGTAAAGGGTTACATTCCCAAAGCCAACAGGCTTACCAATCCCAAGCATACCCTCAAGGGTTACCGGCTCGACATTCTGTGTCGCGTTATTTCGTCTGAGCTTTTCAACAAGCTCTTCTCTAGTAAGCTTTTTTATCTCACCTGTTTCTTCCAAAACTTCATGACTAGCTGTGTCTTCTGCTGTTGCTCTAGGCATCTTGAATTTCTCCTTCGTGTGATTTGTGAAAATGGAACTGCTAAGGCGGAAAGGAGGACTCCCCGCCTTAGCAAAAGCCCCGTGGTAGGGCAAAGGAAGATTATATCTTCCGTGAGGACGCTGTAGAAATACCGAAGTCGGTAGGTAGGTTTGCACCTGAAACGGCTGTGCCTGCGGCGATTGCCTGAGTTCCGTTGATTACTGTAATCTTAACGTCACTCGCGGTTGTTGCGTCATACATAGCCCTGAAAGTTACAGGGACTTTGATAACGTCTTCGAGGTACTCAACGTCTCCAGACTCAACTATCCTTATATCAGGAAGGTCAACAGTAAACCTGTAGATTCCATTGATAGCTTCAAGCTTCATAGTTCTTTGAGGTTGTGCTGTAGCCGCAACCTTGTACGGATACGCCGGTTGAGTAGGTTGACCAAGGAGTTCCCAACGCTCTCTATCACTTGAGAAGTACATGGTAGCCTTGATCTCGGTATCGGAAACACCATAGGTGTGTCCAACCGGTCTACGGGAACCAACCAAAGTTCTCTTTGGCTTCAGCCCGGAGTCAATGTCGATAGTAACGTCATCTATCGCGTCTGTTGCTGTGCCATCAAGATACATACCAACGTGGAAGTCTTCGTAGTTTCCGCCTCCATCGTAAGCTGCGCTTGAAAGCCATGTAGTTGCTATACTAGCAGTATCCTGATAGGCTGTGTCGATAGCATCCAGTGTTACTGTCATAGTAAGTGGACTGTCAATTGCTGCTTTGATAGACATTTTGCCTATAACTGCTCCGGCTGATATTCTGTGATACCCGCCGATAGCCTGAACAACGGTAAGAGACTTGTGACCAGTTCCGCTAACCGGGTTGAGGAAAACGTGTGTGTACGGACTCGCTGTGCCACTTGAGGTGGGCGCACCGAAAGCCGCGTACATGATCTTAGAGGCTCCTGAAGCAGGAATCTCAAAGTTCACATCTCCGTCTATACTAGCGTTACGAGGAATAATCCTCTTGACCAGTCTTCCATCCTGTCTCATTGACCTACGGAATAAGGTATCCACCTTTTCTCCGAAGTTGGAACTCATGAGGTCAAGGTACAATGTACCCTTCACAGCAGTCCCTTCGGTATCCTCTACCTCGACTGCCATCCAGTCATTGAACCCATAAATATCTGTCATCTTCGTGTCACCTCCTCAAGTATTGAGTTTCTTGTTTTATCTTATGGAAGCTAATCCATAATATCAGCGGCAACTTCCATGTCATGTCTAGTTACCGTTATCTTCCGAAAAGCTGGCCCTTCAAGCAGAAGGTTGACACGTATATCTCCAAGAAGGCGCGTAGGAACTGGCTTGCCTCTGTGAAAAGTCCAGTCTATAGGGGCTGGAAAGTGTCCACCGGAGTCATCCCTTACGTAAGCTAGAGCTTCTTCCTTACCCGCGAATTCAACACTGGAGGTAGGAACCTTATAAACGCTAACTTCAACACCGTCCCCTTTGACTTCGCATTTCTGTCCCTTAAAGGATTCATGCACATGTAAGGTTTCCACCTTGGATGTGGTAATGATAGAGAACTTCTGTTTGTATGCTTCTCTACAAAGGTAACCGTCGTCACCCCAAGCCACTACCCGCTCGTCATACACAAAAGGTATAGCTTCAAGCACCGGCCTCTTTATAAGAGTGAATGCCAGGTGAGTAACCCCTACTTGGTAGTCCTTATTGGCTTCCAGCTTTGTTAAAGGCCATACGAGCTTTAGCTCATCGGTATTCTCATCAAAAAGGGCTACAGAGGGCATCTCACTTGACCAGTCAGCAACCAGTCCGGCTACTATATCTCCGTCTGACTCCTCCATTGCAGCAGCAAGTTTAGCTAACGCGCCGGGGAGTGGGAATACGTCACAATCCCAAAAGAGAAGTGTATCCCACCAGTCAGAGCATAGGGCAACCTGCCGCGTGTTCTCCCGAACCTGGGCTACTGCCTTGGAGTTATAGATATTGTCATCTGTAAGGTTTTCAAGCTCGACACCGGGGATATATGTTACCTTATCTTCATGGGCCTTTACCCACTCCGATAGCCGTGGGAACGTATAACCCTCCCGCGCTAGTCTATCCCCGTATATGATGATATGCCACTCATCAACGAAGTCGAGAGCCGCTGTCTCTGTGTCGAGACATTTCAAAAACTCGTCTATGCAGTAAGCTTTGCAGTCTGCTACACTTACAGCTATCATCAACTTCATTCTAAGTTACCTTTGCCTTTCTGTATTCTGCTTCCCAAAGAACCAGTGCGGAGTAAACAAACCCGGTAGTGCCTTCTGAGGTATCACTTCTACCTACACGAACATTCTGACCACCTTCGGCAAGCTTACCACGCTGCCAGTAACCATCTTGCTGCATGCTGCTTAGCTTGGATAGGAAGTCTGTTACTATTCCTGAAAGCTCCACAAGGTTTCTTCTTGCTTCCTTAGCTTCCCAGTCATTCGTAGCGATAAGAATAGTGAAAAGACTACAAACAATACGGTATCCACCTACTGCCACGGGTCTATGTGTATCACCAGACCAGTCAACCGCAAGCAATGGGTAAGCATTTCCAGCCAGATCATCCGGTATGTGATCTAGGAATGTTTCAAAGTTATCGCTCAGTGTGGTATCAGCTTGCATCATTGCTACAAGCTTGTCTATTATGTCTAGTTGTTGTGATAGATTAGGCATTGTTACCTTCCCAAGTCTTGTATTACAGAGTCGAGGATACGCACAAAGTTAACCTCATCTTCAGGTCGTAGTGTCATCCACGGACGCGCTGGGACGTACTTCCCCTGGGCGTTATCTCCCCCATTCTGGTGAAGCTCACCATAAGGGGTATCATTGTAAAGTTCTAGTCCCCCACCAATGTAGCGATAGTAGGTTGAATTCATCAACCTTCCAGTGTCAATAAGTGGACGGCTATGGCCTTTGCGCCTTACCCTTTCAGCAGAGAGTGGAACCCATGATGGTCTGCCCCCAACCTGAAAGTTGGTGTGTATGGCACGGACGGCTTCCCGTCCTATTGCCTCCCAAGCTTTCCGAAGTCCACCGATAAGTTCTGAGTCCAAACGCATGAGCATCGGAGTAGTCGTGTTGACAACTACACTGAAGTAAAACATAGTCTTACCACTCGCCTTCATCCATATTACCGTCAACAATCGTAGTTCCTTCCGTATCTTCTCGTGAGATACGGAACTCTTTCTGATAGTCGTCAGTAGTGGAGTCGATAAGCATAGTATCAGAGTCTCCGTCGATCTCCGGCAATTCAAGGTTACCCTTTGAAAGCCAGTTGAGTTGTTCTACCACGGGTCTGTAGTACGTTGCAGTCAGAGCCTCAACCTTATCTATCGACTGTCCTGCATAGTTTGACAATAGGCAGTAGTAGATAGACAGTGTGATTGACATACTCCAAACTGCATCGGGTACAGGACTAAATGGTATGTAGTCCCCATACCTGCGGTTAAGACGCATGTTGATATAGGAGTCAGCCCGTTTGATCATGTGGGTTGCCCATGCTGCTTCCTCTTTACCTGTCGGTACAAGTTTGACGAATTCCCTAAGCTCCATCTGTAAGTCTGCTAACGTGCAGTAGGCCACATCAACCACCCCCTTATTTCAATACTCTGGCAGTTGCTATAATAGAACCCCGTCTTGGTCTAATTCTACGTTTTGAAAACGCTACACCTAAACTTGTATACATAGTACAGTCTATATAATCTGCAGTTACACTCATAACTGTATAACCGCGCATTGCTATAGGTTTTTTCCATGTACCGAGTTTATTTCTTGCAAATGTTTCCCCAGTATCGTTTGAGGTTGTATTCCACGTTGTCTCTGACCCAGCAGTCGTGTTACTTATATAATGAACACCGTCTGCCTGCTGAATATTCATCTGGTGGTGATGTCCATTAACTACCACATTAACACCACCAGCAACCATAGCTGCATGGAACTCTTCCTGATTTGTGAACATCTCACCAATCGGAGGATTCTCAGTTGTACTCCAGTTAAAAGCCTGGTGTATTACAACTACTTTCCATTGCTGTGTTGACCCTGCAAGGTTTGCTGATATGTATGCTAACTGGGTTGCATCCATCGTGACTCCGTTATGTAAGTCAGCAACAACAAAATGTACGCGCCCCTGGTCAAAGCTGTAATAGTTACTAGGCATCGGGGTCAAACCCATAAATATAGCAGCAGAGTCCAGTGTATCCACATCATGATTACCAAGCCCCAGCCCATATACAGGTGTGGTTGTAAACGAGTCTAGTACACTTAAGTTAATATTGGCACTCCACACCTCGTCACCATCGGCCTCTATCATGTGCCAGTTGACATCTGAAATATCACCAGGGGCCAGTAAGGTGTCTATTGTGTTTTGACGTGCAAATCTAGCACTGGCCGCACATCTGGAATCATCCTGTAAGTCATTCAGTATAAGCACTGTGGAGTTATCTGTACTACCCTTTAGGGGGACTGTACCTTCTCGAACAGTATAGTCAGTTGGGTCTGTCAGATTTGTCGCTGTGATCTTATAGTACAATGTGCCGGATGCTGGGACTGTCATTAACCACCCATGTTGTTTTCCGTCATGAGTATCGCCTACTACAGCAGATGAGCCATATACTGATGAAAGTCCATACTCTACAGTTACAGCAGTAGCAGCGGGAGTCCAACAAGACATTTCAACTTGGGAAACTCCAGTCTTAATCGCCAATACACTTTGAATATCCGGCGCATAAGGTAATTCAGGAGCATCTTCAGCAGCCCAGCTTTGTACAAGCAGGTTTGCGTAACGCACGGCAACAGGCGCACCTACCGATACTGTTCCTGTTTGCCCAATCCATATATTGAATGCCCCACTATGATTGGACGTTTTCCAACCTACAGGGTATAAATGGCCTGCAGATGGGCGTCCGTCTTTATACAACTGTGTAGCCCCGTTAGCAGTCCACATCCCAGTGTAACGCACATGAATATGCGCCCACTTACCTATTTGTGGGGTATCCTTACCTGCATGGACATAAGAACTCCCAGTAATGGTAATTATCCCATAGTCACTAGCCGCCCTATCCATCCCAAAATTGTCATAAACCCACACATTTGCTGTGTCATCATAGAATCGTAAGTATTGAAGCTTTTGGTCAATGTTAGCATACGGCGGAAAGGCTACATCGTCCGGGGAACCATCTTCATATCGGATGTCAAATGAAACATCCATAGTATCCCCGGTTGCAGGTTTTATAGGTAAACTTCTTATCAGCCTATGGTAGGTTCCATTTGCTGTATACACTCTTAGTGCTGTTGAACTTCCTGATCGGTTAGGGCCGTCTGATACTACTTCAGCTAGACTACCTGATACACTAGATTGTGTCCAAGCCGTTAGTGCAGCAGCATTAGGAAACCTCTCATCCAAAAGTGTTGTCATAAAATATCACCCTATTCCATATAAAGCAGAGTTACGCGTAGCGTTGTATTATCATCACGGCACTTTATGTACATAGAGGTACTACAGTTTGCGTAAACCCACTTTACTCCGTCAGTTATAGCTAGTGTGTTGATAGCACATATTTGTGTTCCTGTTGCTGGGTTACCATCCCATAGTGAGGCTGTTGAGTCTGCTTTACCTACAGCAGTCACAGAATACCCGGCCAGAGTTCCCGAGATAGCTGCACCACTAATAGCAGTTGATACTTCTGTAGCCGTTCCAGCAACAGAATAAGGAACATAACCTACTTGGGATACCCTAATCAGGTTTTGCGCAGTATCTTCACCCGATATTAGTGTTGCCAAACTTACTTTCTGATACCCGTTTGTATCAGTAACCATCTCTTTTGGATTTCCACTAGGGTCTAATCCTAGTTGTAACTCAGCCATAGTTAGTTAACCCCCTCTACTCCTCTTTTGATACTCTACCTTGTCTTTTCTTCGGTTTCTCTTCCACTTCCGGCATGACTTCAAGTGCAGGTTCCACCTCCACAACCGGAGTGGGGTCATTTGGATACTCGTATACCTGGACTGTCTCAGGAATTACTACCTCTTCAACTTTCGGCTCGGCCTCTGGCTCAACTGTTGGCTCAACTGGTTCAACCTCTGGCTCTTCCGGTAGCTCACTCACAATGAGCATTGCCTCTGCGAATATCTCAGGGGTCATTTCGGCTTCGGTTAGTATAGTAGCTGCTGCACTGGAAAACCAGCGACCGCTTCTACGAAATCCCCCGTAACGTCTCGATCTTGCACGAACACTATATCTCTTCATTTCAAACCTCCCTCAAAAGAAATACTGTGGGGCTGGAAAAACCAGCCCCACAGTAATTGAGTTCAACCAAGATAAGCCGAATGGCTTATTCACCTGTTGAGCAGTAAGCGGCTTGCCACAGGCCGTAACCGGCGTTGTAACGAGCGCGAACACCGTACAGGTAAGCGTCTCTCATGAACCCGGATTCGCTGCCGTTCTCCAGAGCATCGAAAGTCGCAGGCATTCTGTTTTGCAGAATGAGAGGCTTTACGATTCTGTCGGTAGCAAGCAAATACCAGTTGGTCGTATCAGTAAGATACGGGCTGATGATGAGCTTGAGTCTACCCTGAAGCACGTTGCTGTAATCCGAACCACTTGAAGAAGCGGCAGAAGGAAGTCCAGCGGTTACTTGAATTGGAGACTGAAGAAGCTCCAGAGCAGTCCACTGAAGATCAGGCGGAACAACAAGGGTGTTAGGTATGATACCCATGTTCTTACCTCTGTCATCCTTAAACTTCATCATTGTGGTGATACCAGTCTTGAGATAAGCAGCAGTAAGGGCAGTATTGGTCTTATTGTCCTGAGTGCCGCTGTCTCCCTCAGAGTGGTCATCATCGAAGAAGTACTGACCGTCATAGCAGACAGCAGTAGTTCCACCGGGAAGAAGCTCAATTACAAGCTGATCTTGGTGGCGTCTTGCCTCCTGTGCAAGTTCACGCACACGCACACGAATCTGACCATAAAGGTCATCCTCGATTGCAGCACGATCTACACGAAGGGAAGCCTCCCAGGTCTTGTTCTTCAGAGTATAGTCATACTCTGAAAGACCCTTTGGCAGTCTCTCGTCCTTGAATTCTCTCATGACAGGCGGCGAACCAAGCCAGTCATAAGTTTCTGTATCCTTCTCTGAAGGTACGATTGTAGCTATCTGCTCAAACACGGAATTGGCTGCGCCAGCAGCGTATTCCTCGAAGAAGATAGTCTTAAGCCCTGCTAGAAGCAGGTTAGGAACGTCTGATTTTGTAACAGGCATTTATTTTCACCTCACCTTATTTGTTAATTATTAGGATGCTTGGTTAGCCTGAACCAAAGCATAACCTGTAATGCGAACCATTACCTCGGTAGCGGAAATCCGCTCAACGATTCTTCCAACCTTTCCACCAACGCCAGGGTCACCCTGAACCACGTTAACGGAACCTACTGCGTCATCCCAGTAGACCTCAAGACCGACGTGGGCCTGAACTACTGTATCACTGGTAGTAAACTGGAAAACTCCAGTGGTTTCAACGCGGAGTGACTTGTCACCCGCTGAA